TCTGCTGTTTAAAATTGTTTATATAAGCAGGTTTAAGTATTTGAATTTCACGTTTAGCTTCATTCTTTTCAGATTCAACTTCCCAAATAGATTTTGCTGTCCAACCAGACGGGCCTCCTAATTTTGTATATGTATAGGGTGTCATAGTATAATTGTAGGAAGCAATTTCAGCTTCAGTGTCAGAAGGAAGACCTGTATATTCATAGTAAGCAATTGTATCACTAGTTAATGTAGATGCTAGTTTATAAGCAGACATATTATATTTGCTTTCAACATAAGCAATAAAATCCTTATCATTCATGATCCAATCTTTATAAGGATCAATGACATTATTACAGAGATAAATTATCCAATCTAATGTTGAATCACCATATATTTTATTTGCAATAATATCTGCTCTTTCGTTATCTTTTAAAACATATGTGTAAAATTTATTATAATCTTTTAAATATTGCTGAACAACTTCTGCTTCTACAACTATATTTGTAGCATACAAATTATTATAGGTTATTTTAGGATAATAGTTAAAGATAGACATTATTGCTCTCTACCACCATTTCTTTGCCAGCTACCATTATTGCTATCCATTGAATTGGAAGAACCGTAACCAAAATTTTCTCTTGTTTGAATGTTTATTTCCTGGAAGTGCATTCCTATATCTACAATTGTAGGTTGGCCGTCTCTAAAAAGTGCGACATTGCCACCTGTTGAACTGTTAATAGCAATGCTGGTAATAAAAGAATCATTTACAAATGGAGTAACTTCTTTTGGAAGACCTGCAAATTCAACATTGGCAATATAAGGATAATCTAAAGCGAAACCACCAGAATTTTGTAAGATAGCTGGATGCATAAACGCTTTAATATAGTTAATCATTTTATTCATTTTTTTAGCTTCAGATTCAGATTTTGGAGATAGTCTCCAAGTAAATTCATAAGTTTTTAATCTGACACCTTCAAAAATAGTAGTTAAGTGTGGATTTCGAACCACCCCAGCTTGTGCACTGGCAAATGCTTGAACCTGTTGACCTGAAACACCTGGTGTCAAACCACCAACTAAATCTGAAATACCAGGAGATAAGGCTAATGTTTTAAAAGCTAATTTTGATATAGTACCCGAGTCGCCACTATTATAAGCATTTTTAAAAGCTTCTGCAGCAGATTTACCAGCTGCTAACATACGATCTTTACTCTCAACCAGATCATTACTGATATTACCTAATAAACCTAAAGATACACCATTAACATCCATATTATAAGAATCTTGTAGGTTGGTAGGCAAAGGTAGTCTTATATACCCACTTATATTTTTAGTAGGTTGTGAACCTGGTTTTGGTCTGCTATATTCTCTAAGAGTCAACCTTGTAAAGAACTGAGGTTGATTCTCTGGAAATGCATATTGTGTGACTGAAGAAGAACGCTCGTCTGGCATTATTACCCCTATAAATATTCTTATTATTTATCGGTATTTTTGAAATGGCATATAAAGGTAAGTTTCATCCTAAATCCCCTGAAAAGTATAAGGGGAATCCTACTAATATAATCTATAGAAGTCTATGGGAAATGAGATTCATGCGTTACTTGGATTCTCATCCTAGTGTGATACAATGGTCTTCAGAAGAGATTATTATACCTTATATTAGTCCAATTGATAAGAGAGTTCATAGGTATTTTCCTGATTTCTGGGTCAAAATGAGATCCTCTGAAGGGGCAATAAATACTGTTATAATAGAAATTAAACCTTCAAAGCAAACTAAGATACCAGTCAGTCCAGAAAAATTAACTCGTAAATTTATAAACGAAGCCAGAACATATAGTGTCAACGTTGCTAAATGGAAGGCTGCCCAAGAGTTTTGTGATGACAGAAATTGGCAGTTTAAGGTAATGACAGAAAAAGAATTAGGATTAGATAAGATCTAATGGGAATATTTACAAACGTACTTGAAAGAGGTCGTACTGGAAGAACCACTAGTGGTATCATAAAACCAGGTACAGATGAAGCCCGTGACTGGTACAGAGAACTAGCATTGTCTATTAGAAGTGTTAAGGTTGAAAATGTCATAAGACAGAATCAACAATATAATAGAATGCAAATTAAACCAGGGTTTCTTTACCTCTTTAATTATGATCCTAAAACAAAAGAAGATCTACCTTATTATGATAGATTTCCTCTGGTATTTCCTTTTGAAAAGACTGAAGATGGTTTCTTGGGTTTAAATTTACATTACATTCCACCTATCTATAGAGCTAGGTTGATGGATAACCTTTACGGGCTTGTTAATAATGAAAGATATGATGAAACCACAAAGTTAAGAATGTCCTATAGAATGTTAAATTCTGCAGCCCGCTATAAATATTTTAAACCTTGTGTTAAAAGATATCTTTCAAGTCATGTAAGAAGTAAATTTTTACAAATACCAGCTAATGAATGGGACATTGCTTTGTTCTTACCATTAGAAAGATTTACAAAGAAATCAAAGAGCACAGTATACAGAGATTCAAGGATAATTATAAATGGCGTTTAATATCAATGATATGCTTGGTGCCTTAAATGGTGCAGGTGGTCTTACAAAGGCTTCAAAATTCTTTGTAGAGATATATCCACCAAGAGCTTTTCCGGCTGATTATAATTTATTCTTTCTTTGTGATAGTGCATTACTGCCCGGTGTAAGTTATCAAACCGAAGATATTAAAATGAGTGGTTATGGTAATTCAGAAAAAAGACCCTCAAGTACAACTTTTGGAGATACCACACTTTCTTTTTATAATGATTCCAGTGGCAAAGTATTGACATTTTTTCATCAATGGATGCAGGCTGTTTACAATTTTAATTCAAATATAAACCCGTCAGGTACATCTAAAGGTGTACCAATGGAAACATTTGCATATCCAAAAGAATATTATGGTATAGTAAATATATCTCACTTTGATGATTCCGGTGAAAATATTATTACATATACGCTCAATGAAGCTTACCCTATAGCTATCGGTGATATACCTGTTGATTGGGGACTATCGGATCAATTGATAAAGGTTCCAGTTGCCTTTGCGTATACGTACTGGACAGCAGAAACATTAGATCCAGGTTATGTTGATACGAGATCACAAGCTAATTATTATACAACTGAGGCAACTGCAGCCCGTGTTGATTTTGAACTCAAAGCAATCAGAGAATTATTGTTTATTACTTCACCTTCACAAACTAGCAGGGCTGTAAATCAGTTTTCTAATCTTTTAACATTTTTATAATATAAGGATACTTTGAAATGGCGTTACCCAAAATTAAACATCCAACATACCCTGTTACTATACCTTCTACTAAAGAAAATATTAATTTAAGACCGTTTACTGTCCAAGAAGAAAAACTTCTTCTTATGGCTAGGTCATCTGATAATACAGAAGATGCTATTAGTTCTGTCAAACAAATAATTCAAAATTGTATTATGGAAAATGTAGATGTTGAAAAACTTGCAACATTTGATATTGAATATTTGTTTATAAAATTGAGAGCTAAGTCTGTTGGTGAAATTGTAGAATTAGAATATACAGATCCAGAAGATAATGAAGTCATTAAGTTTAAAGTGAATTTAGATGAAATACAAGTAATTATAAATCCTGATCATAAATCTAAATTTAATATCACAGAAGAAATTGGTGTTGTAATGAGATATCCTACACTTAAGGAAATCAGTGTGATGAATGTCAATGAAAATGCAGATAACTCGGTTATTGAAATATTATTTAAATGTATTGATAAAATTTATGATGAAGATAATGTTTATACAGATTTTACAGAACAAGAATTAAATGATTTTATTAATAGTCTACCTATAGAAAGTATGGAAAAAATTCGCAATTTTTTTGAAACTATGCCATCTATAGAACATGATGTAAAACTAAAGAATAAATCAGGTAAAATGCTTGAGGTTAAGCTAAAAGGTCTCAACAATTTTTTTCGATAATGACCGGATATAGTAATATTGCGGTCTATTATAACACCCTTTTTTCTTTAGTTCAACACCATAAATACTCATTAACAGAGGTATATGATATGTATCCTTATGAAAGAGATTTATTCTTGGAACTTTTAATGAAACATATTAAAGAATTAGAAGAAGAAAGAAAGAGACGTAATGGCTAAAGGTCCTAAAATTACAACCGGCACTGGAAGTAATGTAGGTTTTTCTAGGGAATATTCTAATACTCCAGAGGGTAAATCTCAAATTGAAAATCTTCTTCGAAAAATAAAAGAAGCTGAGGAAAAAAATATTACTGCCCAAAGTGAGTCGGCAAATGCGCAACAAGATGCAGCTGAAAAAATAGAAGTAGCAGCTGAGAATTTGAGTGAAGCTTCTGAAAAAATAATTGAAAATACACAAGAACAAATTAAATTAAATGATACTGTGAAGAATTATTTTAATTCATTTAAATCTTCTTTTAAACAATTTGCTGATTCTTTTCAATCTCAAACAAATGACAATACAGAAGCACAGCCAGGTAGAGCTTCAAGACCTGGCAGACTTAATAGTTTAGATGAAAAATTAAATACTCTAATTGACATTAATCAAAATATCCTTAACGCCACTTTAAATAATAATCCTTTGCTTTATGATATTTTACAAGCCTTACTGTTAAAAAGTGCAATAACCGGTGGTGGTGGTAAAGGGGGTGGTCGTGGAGGTAATACAGGTGGTGGTCCTACTAATCCTCCTCGTGGTAGAGGAAATGGTGGCGGAGGAGGCGGGGGTGTAGGAGGTGCCTTAGCAGGGGCCGGGGGTTTCCTTGGTGGTGCTGGAGGAATGTTAGGTGGTATTGGTAAACTTCTGGCTGGTGGTGCATTAGCTACTTTACTTTTCAGTGCAACAGATGCTAAAAGTGTAAAAGCTAATGTAGAAACTCTTCTTTCAATTGGTGAGGGTTATGAAAATAGAACTGAGTTTCTTAAAGATGGTGGAGCGCTCACACTTGCTCTTGCCGGCATTGGTACTGGCTTAGCAGTATTTGGTATAGGACAAGCTGCTGTTGGATTGGCACAATTTATCACAGATGAAAAGTGGACTGAGACTTTAAAAAATAATGTAAACAGTTTACTTTCAATATCTGATTCAATGGGTGGAAATTGGGAAATGCTAAAGGATGGTGGTGCATTTACCTTAGCAATGACTGGTATTGGAATTGGTCTAGGAGTTTTTGGTATAGGACAAGCTGCAGTTGGATTAGCACAATTTATATCTTCAGATGACTGGGCTAAAAAGGTATTAGATAATGTTACAACATTATTATCAATTTCCAATCTTGATGGTGTAGGTTGGGATACAGCTAAATTTGTTTTGGTTATGGGTGGAATAGCAACTGGTCTAGCAGCCTTTGCTGTAGGACAAGGTGCTGCAGTAGCAGCTGACGCTCTTGATAAAACATATCAAATGTTTACAGGTGAAGGTGGGTTTGCCGATAGAATACTATCTAATGTTCAAAAACTTCTATCTATTACTAGCTTACCAGGTGTAGGAGCTGATACTGCAGGATTTGCAGCAGTAATGGGTGGTATAGCAGCAGGTCTTGTTGCTTTTGCGTTTGGTAAGGGTGCTAACGTTGCTGTGGATGAATTAGATGCGGCATTTGCTCACTTTACTGGTCAAGAACCTTTTGCTGATAGAATTTATAATCAAGTTGCCAAATTATTAAGCATTACACAAATTCAAACAGGTGATGGTAAATCATTTGTTGCAACAATGACAGATATCGTTGCTGGATTGACTGTATTTACTGCAGGTAATTTTGTCGATACACTTTTAAGTATTGGTACAAAACTTTTATCATTTCTATCAGGTAAAGAAAGTCCAATTGATAGGGTATTACAATTAGCAGATAATGCAGAGAATCTAACTAAAGGTGCTGATGCTCTTCAAAAGATTGCCAGTGCTCTCACAGCTTTTTCTAATATTAAAACTGGTAATCTTGGCGATATAGATTTTGAAGGTCTAGCTAAGAATCTTGGTAAAGCTATTCCAACACTACAAGCTTTAGCAAAAGGTGGCAAGATAGGTGGAGGAATATTTGGTTTTGGTGAGATTGACTTTGGTAAGGGTATATTAGATCCAGAACTAAGATTGGATGAAATGGCTGATGCTATTGGTAAAATAAATTATGTTTTAGGAAGAACTACTTCACCTGTTTTAGAACAAGTCAATGTCCCACCTCCAACAATGGGTAATCAAAATGCATTTAATGCTGCCTCATCGTCATTTAGTACAATGGCTGCAGCAGGGCCTCCTCCAGTGGTCAATGTTAACAACAACAATGTTACTAATAACACAAGTGCGGGTGGATCAGGAGATACAAAAATAGGAGGCAACATTATTACATCGCCTCCTCAATCACATATTGACCGTTCAATGTACGGTTGGAATGATTTACACTCCGCTACACCTTAATCAGAAGCAAGCTTCTTAAAGAAACTCAAATCATCGTCATCTTCATCCCAAGGTGCACTAGCTGCTTCCTGCTTTGGAATAGAAGGAGCTGCAGCTGCCTTTGGAGGAGTTGGGAATGCTTCGTCTTCATCAGCAACCATACGCTGAGGTGAATCGCCTGCAATACCAATTGCCTTTTCCAAACGCATTTTCAATTCGTCATAAGACTTGAAGTGCTTAAGATCAAGAAGTTCTTGAAGTGAATATTCTGACTTCCAGAGCTTTTCAAGAGCATCATCATCTTGAAGAAGAGGTGAGGCTGAATCAAATTCAGACTTATCATAGTTACGATAACCTTCTACCTGACGAATCTTCAATTTGAAGTTAGCACCTTCCCAAAGATCAAATGGGTTAATTGCCTTTTCGTCAGCAAATTGAGGATGCATTGCTTCATTAATCTTATCAAAGATCTTCTTTCCATACTTAAACAAGAATACCTTACCTTCATTCTCTGGACGAGTAGGATCTTTAACAACATAAATGTTAGAGAAGTAAGAAAGACGACGCTTCTGCTTACGAACAAGATCTTTGTTTGATTCAATACCTGAATTCCAAAGCTTTGAATTATATTCAGAGACTGGATCTGGCTTATTGAATGTAGTTAGACTCTTCTCGATATACCAACCACCAGGACCTTGAAACCCGTGGTCCCAAATGCGAACGAACGGCATGTCTTCACCAGTTGGGGCGGGAAGAAAACGAATGATCGCATAACCGTTTCCGGCTTTGTCAACGTCTGGCTTCCAATAACGGTCGTCGTTGTTTGGGTTGTCTTGTTGGGGAACTGAAGAATTGAGCTTGTTGAGCTCGGAGGTAAGTTTGTCAAAGTTAGACTTACGGTTTTGTTTGAGTGCTTCGAAATTAATAGTCATAGTATTCTCCGTTGTGTTACGATATATTAATTGTATGATACGTTGTATATGAAATCACGAGAATTTATTTCTCAAGATCCCACAATATTTATCCTTTTCATATTCCAGGAAAGGATAAAGTTTCTTACTGTTCATAGCAATTTGTGGCCATAGAACAGGGTCTTTTATCTGCTTGTTCCAACTACCAAAGAATCGTACACAGTCTTGAATAATAATAAAGGATTCTTTGGTAATCTTTTTACGAACAAGCAAATTCAGTAGATAAGGATACCCACCATCATCGGGAACCTTAAAATTCTCATCAAAATTTTCTAACAAATGATCTATGTCAGATTCAAATGTATATTGTAATGTTTGTCTACGTTTTAGAAATTCATTATACTTCAATTGGTGATCTAAATTAAACATGTCACCAATCCAGAGTTTAGGAGACTCTGAAAAATTTGCAACCAAGAAGAGTTTTGGGTTTTCATGTTTTGATAATTTGTAAAACATGTATTTGTCTTTACGAACTTCAAATGAATGTTCAGAGACATTTGTTTTACCATTGTACTTTACAAAATCATAAGAATCGGATGTGAAATGATTTTTTAAAGCAACAAAGAGCTTATAAGCATCAAAAGGCGTCATATCAAAACTTTTTAATAAGGTCGGGTGATATTCTACCCATTTCCAATCCTACCACTTCGGGTTTAAGATGTAAACAAACATCCCCAACTACAGCTATTCTTCTTCCTTCAAATGGTTTAGTTGATTCAGGGTTTGCAATTGTACCGTGTACAAGATTTCCCGGAAAAGCTATTAATAAACCTTCTGAAGGATAAAAATGATAAGAATTAAAATTAGCTGTATTATATTCCCTAATCATATTTTTTTCACCGGTTCTTCCATCATCTAAAGAACCTGGAAAAATACTATTTGGTTTATGCATGTTACTGAAACTGATTACATCTGAATTTTCAGGAACATCAAGATAGTAAACATATGATATATCTGAAGCCATGTGACTGTGATATTGCATATGAAGATCTTTATGATCTATTATTGACAACCAAGTTTTAGTAAAATAGATGTCTAAAAGTTCTTCTTTAAACCCAAGACCGTGAATATAAGATCTTATATTATCAGAAATTTCTTTAAAGAAATCTTCTAGAATAGGTAAAGAATGAATATCAGTTTGACCTGCATATTCACCAGTTAACAAATCTTCAGTACTTTTAAAAATATAATTTGTAAGATTTTCTCTTAATAATTTATTATAAATTTGATGATTAGCCAATTTATTTTTATAAACGGCAGTAGGAAATAAAAATACTAATTCAGCTTCATTCATATAGGAAGTCTACCTGATCGTCTCACCATATTAAGATTTTCTGCTTCAACCTGAATCTTGGCTTTCAAAACCGCACTTTGTTTTACAAGAGAGGCGGCTGTTTCAACTTCAATATTATTGGATTCACAATAATGCATAACGGCATCAAAATAAGTCAAGCCCTTTACTAATGCTAACTTATCTATTTCCTTGACAAAGTCAGCAGATGATTTTACATTGGCAATTTTCATAATTATTCCTGGGTATTATTATAAATAATGTGTTAGTCGCGGACGGCAATCCCACTAACTCTAAATCTGTTAAGGAGATTCAGCATGAATAACACTAATTATACTGGCTATATTTATATTTGGCAAGATAAAATTGCCAAACTGTATTATATTGGTGGTCATTACGGTAAAGTAAACGACTCCTATATTTGCTCTAATAAACCAATGAAAAGAGCTTATAAATTAAGACCGCATACTTTTAAGTTTAAAGTGTTAGAGTATACCTATGGTGATACTAAAAATTTAAGAGATAGAGAACAATATTGGCTTAATATGATTAAAGATAGTGAGTTACTTTTAACTGAAAATGTTTTAAATAAAACTGTTCGATACTATAACGTAAAAAAGAATGCATCTGGTGGTAATGGTGTAGGTACTAATAAAGGCAAATCATCAATAGGAGGTTGGAATAGAGGGCTTAAAGGTGTTCAAATATATTCTGACGAAACAAAAAGAAAAATGTCTTTAAAAAAGAAAGAGTATTGGGCTAAAAAGAAAAGTGAGCCCGTTATTTAATAGGGTGGAACTCATACCCCAGACTTATTTCTTAAGCAGCAACTTTCATTGCTGAATAAGGAACGTTGTCATTGGATGCTTTTAACATGCCATTTAGTTTTGTTGCTTCAGTCTCGATCTTGTCTTTACTACACCTGTCGATCCTAAAATTTCGCCCCCATCAAAGATACAGCAAAGAAGATTTATTTACTGCTGACTCTAATCTTCTATCCAGCATCACTTCTGTATCTATGGTGGAGGCGGCGGGTACTGCCCCCGCGTCCAGAATGTCTATTCTACTAGACGTCAACGACATCAGCAATTATATTTATAACATGAAATAAAATAAAAGTCAACTAAATTCCATGCCTGTCTTTATATTGTTGTCTTACTTCTAGTAGTTGTTTGATATAAGGATCGCGTCGTTCTTCAAAGTATTGTGGAACATCCCCATCAACAGAAATAAGAATGACAATTCTGCTAATTGGAATTTGAAATCTTTCCTCATACATTATTGCGTAGGCAGCAGCTTGACAAAAGTAGTTAGTAATATAATTTCTATTTTTATGCTTTGTGGATGTCTTAAAATCAATAATAGAAAGTTTACCTTTCCATTCAGCAACACAGTCTACTGTACCAGCCATCTTTAAATAATCAGAATATAATCTTGTTTCTTGTAAATGAATATTATCAATGTTATCATCTATTAACTGTTTAATCTCACCAAAATTAATAGCATCATTGAAGTCATATTTACTTTCATCTATCTCAGCATTGTCAAGATAATTTTCAAACAAAGTATGCATGCGTGTACCACGAGTGGCAGCCTTATTACTTATTTTATTGGCTTCCTCTTCACCTACTTTTCGTCTCCATTGAATGATACTCTTTTCACTCATCAAACCTGTTACAGTAGTAACAGAGGGATACAATTCACCGGTAGGCGTTTTGTAGTACCTACCGGTGCCAGTATTTACTTGTTCAAGAACATCTTCTTCAAGGTTCCTTGGAAGGTGTGTGAAGTGCTTGCGCCGGGTTAAAATGTCCTTGAGCTGCATTATGTACTATTCCGTTCTCTATCAAATTCTTTTTAATAATAAAATCTTTTACTAAACCTGATCTTACTATATCCTCTTCTACAAATTCTATACATGAAAAATACTTAGGCATTTTATTAAGTATCTTCATAAACTTATGGATGCCTTCCCTCTCATCATCCCATTTTAAATCAGTTTGTCTATAATCTCCACAGAAAATAATCTTGGAGTTTTGACCGACACGGGTGATGATTGTATTCAATTCTTGGTATGTCATATTTTGACATTCGTCGACAATAATTATTGTATTGTCAAGAGTGAGACCTCTTAGGAAAGATGATGTCTCAAAATTAATGATACCTTTTTGTTTAAGTATCTCGTATGAATCGGCTCTATTATAAAGTTGGGTACATATTGATTGATAGGGAGCTTCGTATACTTTAGATTTTTCTTTTATGGAACCGGGTAAGAAACCCATATCTCGCGAGGGTACTACAGAGCGTATTATTGTAACATTATTATAATCTCTATAATCTTCTATTTCAGTTAAGGCAAGATAAAGTGATATGAATGATTTGCCTGTACCTGGTAATCCATGAATGAGAAGATTTTTACCGTTTATAAATTCCTTAAAAACAAGTTCTTGATTCTTTGTTTTCGGTGTTACAGTTTTTAGTTCGAGGTTATTCTTAGTTTGTTTTTGCTCCTGACGCTTCTGTTGCTTTATTAGTCTTTTTTCTGCGCGAGATAGTCTTTCCATATAGCACCTCGTGTTACCATGTGTTGACGGTATTTCTCCTCCCACTAGCCTTCTTAATACGCTTTAAAACATCACGAAAACCAGAGTCAGGCTTTCTAAGACCTAACCTGGTTGGATCCGCTATGTGCGGAACAGAAAATACCTGTTGAAGATGAGGATTGTTTTCTATGTAGGTGTCAAGTTCAGAGATCGGCATTGATATGTCGAACTCTTTCTTTGTTTTTGTATCGTAGAATGTATAATTAGCCATTAACTACCACACCTTTAGACTTCCAGTATGCCTGGATGTCATCTTTATTTAGGGGATCCAATCCTTTAGATCGCATTTCTTCTTCAACTAAATCTTCTAAATGAGCTTTTTCATTTAGATTACGAGGGTTGTAATATTCATCAATAATTTTATCTGTTGTAACTTTGTTGCTATTAAGAATCTGAGACACTTAACATCTCCCTAAGTTTTGTTTGTACTCTTTTTAAAGCTTCAGGTTCATGCTCTTTAAAAACTACCAATGTTTCATGAACACCCTTTTTATGGCCTTCATACCAATAGTAAACCGCCACAGCTGCAAGAAGCAGTGTGTATAAAATTGCACTTGTTAAATTGTCCATATTATTCGTCGTCGTATGAGAGTAATCGGTCTAGGTTTTTAGAGCGAAGAGCATTATCATAATTACGATATTGCTTGTGTTCTCGTTCTCTTTTTACTTCACGGAAACTAACTGTTTCCTCATCTAGATGTCTTGTATTGTTTTTCTTTTTATTTTTAAATTCAGTCTTAAAGAATTTAGGAGTGTTGTTCATTGTTTATCCTGAGAGCAATCCTGGAAAAGCTGCCATTACAATTTCTTTGGTAATGCCCTTGTATGGGCATTTTTTATCCTTCATATTAACAAGCAATTTAGCATCATCGGGGCTGACTGCTTCTAACATTTGAATAAAAATTTGTTCACGTTTCATTTTTGATAGATTAGGATTACCCCCATCTGCCAACAAATAAAAACGAGAGACTTCGTTATGAAGAGCTTTAGGCTCATCAAATTTATTTTCATTATAAGGAGGGGCCCCTTCGGGCAATGAAAATTTTACATTATCATCAAACATACCTTGCAAAATAGATCTAAGAGTGTAGTTATTATTCTGCTTCAAGGCTTCAATTCTATCTTCTTTTTTCTTTATAGCGTCTATTTTAGACAACACTTTAGCTATAGATTCCATCTTATATTCAAAAGACATTAGAAATCACCTACGTTTTCCATCATGAGTTTAAGTTTATGGGTTATAAAATAATTAAACAGTTTACTTCTATCCTTACCGGCTTCAGTATCATATTTATTAATTACTTCATTTTTAATACTTTCAGGTACCATTGACAGATCAACCATGTGTTTATTACGCATGAAATTTCTATCAGTGACACTATCAAGAATCACGGCACCATCATTATAAATTTTATTGATTTTCTTTTGTGTCAAAGGACGTTGACGTTTATCTGACACGAAAGTATCATCATCTGAAAGAACATTAGGAACACCATCTCCAGCATCACCTTTTAGAATATGTTCTAAGAGATATCTTTGTGGATTATCGTGGTTGATCCATTTCTTTCTTACAGGATCATATTGTTTGACATTACCATAAGTTTGCAATTGAACAAAATCCTTATCACCAGAAAGAATAAGAATCTTTACAGGTCCATTTAGATCAGTACCATATTCTTTTACCAGTGAGGCAATAATATCATCTGCTTCAGCAGACTCAACCTGAATAACTCTGTAGGGAAAATTGTCTTTGATTTCAGATTTAATCTTATTGAAAATTTCAAAGACCTGGGTCCAGTTAATTTCAGACGCTTCACGGTTCTTTTTACGGTTAGCTTTATAATAAGGAAATACCTGCTTACGCCAATAGTTCTTGTCATCACAAGCAATCACAATCTCACCATATTCATCACTAAACTTTTGTTTATAAGAACGGAGAGAATTGATTACCATATGACGAAACAATCCCTCTTCAATGGGAATGTTCGTATGATTTCCAATCTGCATCATCAGATTAGATATCATTACCTGGTTAAAATCTACTAAAATCATTTTAAAAAGTTCCACACAAATCTATACTATAATAATATTATATAGTATTTAGTTTATGTGATCAACTGGTTTTCCTCTAATATCCTATCTAATTCTTTCTTGGCATCTGCTTCAAGTGTCACAGCTTGCTCAGCTAGGTCTTGAAACGGATGATGAAGTTTTTTTGTAGTGTAAACTAGAGCCTTGACAGCTTCTTCAAAAAATACTATGTTTTTGACTGAACTTTCATCAGGTGTAACTTGTAATCCATACGATGACAATACTGAGAAAGCTGCTTCAATGATGTCTGCACTAACTTCGTCACAATAATTTCTTCTCACATCTTCAATGTGATCAAAAGATTCATTTAGGTTATTGGGAAACCCTTGGTCAGCTTTTTTGGGAAATTGTATAATGTTGTCCATCACCCTACCGTTATAAAAAAGGGTATACAATCTTATTTATGGATCGTATACCCTCCCTTTTTCTTATTTGACAACCCTTAGAAGGATTGTATTTGCATTCATCCTGTCAGAAAAATTAGTAGGCTCTGATTTAATTTCATCCATAAGCTTTCTTAGAACCAACTTTCCACCATTAAGAACCTTCTTAACATACTCTTCTGGTTTACGACCAATACGCTTAGTCAAGGAAGCATCGCTATCATAGCCATCAATGCTAGCGCGCCGTATACTGAGGCCAGAATGACCACGAGCCCTGAACACACTAAGAGTTTTAGACTTAGTGTTAAAACACCAGAGTTCTTGAGCGCCGATAATCGTTGCGGGGTCACACGATTGTAATTTATACTCATTGGATTCCTTTTGATATTGAAAATGTTTCAACAACTTCTCAGTAGTTGGAGCTTTCTTCTTACGAGGAGCACGAGCCTTCTTTACATTACCTGCAAAACGTTCACAATCCTCAATAAGCTTGAGAATATATCCAAGCTTTGTCTTCATCTCAGCCTTTGAGTAATGAGTGTATCCCTCATTGTCACCTTGAACAACTTGAGCATATTCATCACGCAAAGGTTTATAGAACTCAGCAATCTTATTGGCGTGCTGAGCTGGAATCTCATTCTTCTGAAGCCACTCATAGATATTGACAAGCTCACCAGAATCGAGGATGGCTTCTACATCTCCAATAATATCAGATACACGTTCTTTGATACGTTCCTGAATATTAGGTTTAACTTTAGGTTCAGAAGGTTTCTCTTCCACATCATCACCAAAAGTCACAGCCTCTTGAATAACATTCTTTACATAGACTAGATTACTAGGTTCTAAATCACGTTTTTCATTAGAAGCCACCCGACACAACCACGCAGCTGTTAGAGGTAAACGTTTATCCGGAATACGATCAATTGTCTTGATCATATCTTTATCACTCTTGAAATATTCTTTTAGATACTGACGAGCTTCATTGTTCTCACACATAGTATTATACCATGTGAAAGCCTTAATAAGATCTACTTTAGATTTAATCACTTTAGGTTCATCACCTAGATACTTCCAATTGACTAAGTAGTTTTCACTCTTAGTTTTTCGAACAGTCTTAGGTTTCTTTGACTTTACACTAAGTAGAGATTTGGCCATTCAATTTCTCCAAACGATCTAAAATGTCATTCATAAGATCTATTTTATCCTTAGCGGCTGACTTACGACCATTATAAAAACCTGACGAATAGTCATGCATATTATACCAATCAGGCATTGGTTCATCTGCAAGAACCTTATAAGATTTTATCAATGTTTGTAGATACTCTTTCAAATTTTCAATCTTCAACTCTTCTACTAAATCCATAATAACCTCTCAATCACAAGATGTCCAGCGTGAACAAGCAGCATAATGTTCTCCATTTAAATATACAAAGCTAGCACGACCATTATAGCCCATACGGGTAGCTTCAGTATATTCATCACAATACTGTTTACACTCTTCTAATGTATCAAATGGACCGATATAATAGTCTAGTATACCACCTGATACCTTTTCATTATACACACCAACTTCTTTACCATTGGATAGTTTCTTTGCATAATTAAGTTGCAAATTAATTTGCATACACATCTTCCCCATTAATGAATCTGTGTGCTGTGTAATCACTGATTGAAGCTCTACAATGTTTTATATTATCTGATCCTGGGAAAAATGTCAACACAAATCCACCTGTAGAGACGCATGTTGAATCATGATTGCTATGCTGCCATGCAACCCAATTCATCCATTCATACACATCTTTCCAATCAGTAAACTTATCATGGAGGGCGTCATTCATCTTATACACAGCCATTGCTGTCCGTTTGAATGAGATATCATCTGTTTGTAGCATATCACTTCACCATCACTGAACGAATGAAACCATCTTTATCTACAGACTGAGACTTAAGCTTCCATCCATCTTTAACCAACACATCAATACGCTTACTAGCATATTTACGATTCTTGCTTGTGATTACATATTCACTCATATTAAGGGACCTTATATTGATTGAGGAATGATTCTTTGAAGCCTTCATAAAAGGCGCCGCTTTCAATGGCCTCAATTAGCATATCTCCGTTGCCGATTAGGGCATTTTCGTAGATATACTCAGCATATTCCATATCGAGATCGCCGTTATCTAGCATCACTTCAAATTCTTCATCTGTAATCATATTGAGCAGCTTTCTTCTTTTCCATTTTATATTCAAGTTCTTTTGATAGAATATACTTTGCTACATTCATCATCTTGCGAGCACGATCGTGCTGGCCGAACTCCATGACATGCTGAGCATCAGAGAGAATTGACATTACTGTCATCTCAATCCCTGACATCATTGTGGTGAAGCTCTTAATATATTCCTGCTCAATTTGTCCCTTAGACATACCGAACATTTGAAATTCTTCATCCGTCATTTTTCTCTCCATTCCTTATATTATTAATATACGATCTTTTGAAAATAATGTCACGATTTATCTGCAATGAGCTCATACAAAGCCGTAATAGCTAAGATACCAAATCCTAATATAAAGACCCATTGATAAGTCTGAATAATTGTAATAATTGCGTCCATTTGATTTATCTCCATTCCTTATATTATTAATATACGGTTTTTTGAAAATAAAAGCCACATAAAAAATTATCGTTATTTTTCAATGGGTTAGTCGGGAGTCTATTTTAAACCCTTGTTTTTATTGAGATTTTTCAGTTAAAAAAAGCTGTTATTTTTCAATAACTTAGGTAAAAAGCTAACCTATTGAAATCATTAGGTTTTTTTTCTTGTTGCTATTTTTTTCAAAATACCGTATATTATTAATATGATGAAACGGAAGGAAAAGTAAATGCCAGATTTTATTCATAATATTCTATATACTTTTACACCTAAATTTCATCTTTTTTACATGGATTCTACATGCGAATCTATGGTCTATAACTATAACACAAACTTCTTTAAAATCTTAAAAGAATATATGGCAATCAAATAAAAAGAGTTGCTATTATTTTCAAAAGATCTTATATTAATAATATGATAAATGGAGAAGTAAAATGACAAATATTGAATTGGCAGAAGCCATGCGTCATGGTCTCTTTGCAGATCGTAAGACGGTCAAGAAAGCCTGGGACGAGACTTTTGAGACGATCGAGCGCCTTCCATGGGCTCATCAGGCTGGTGTTACTACCGCGATCATGGTTCTATTAAACACAATCTCAAATCAAATTCTTGAAAATGAAAAGGCAAAGTAATATGTTCAAGACATTTACAGGACAGCCACAATATTGTGTAAAGCGTCTCAGGTCTCTTCATGGCCAGGGATATAAGATTGTCCGCTCACATAAGCATCCTGATGGGTCTGAGACTTATGTAATGGAATATATTGGAAGGAACAAAACATGACGCTTACCGATCAAGTTTTTGACCAAGGTCATCAAGATTATTTTGATGGTCGTGGATTGAACCCATATGATCAAGATTCCGAGCATGAATTTCACATGGCTTGGGAAGCAGGATACTTGTGGGGTCAATTTGATGAAGCCTTCAGGGTCATGGATGAGGAAACATCTGGTTAGGAAATTTTAAATGAAGAAGCTTGATCCAAGATTTGACCATCACGTCATTGTTGAGTTTAAAGATGGTCGCAAATTTGTCAGACAAAATCTATCTAAGAAAAAAGCAACCTCTGAAATAGATCGGTATCTAAGAGATAGATTGATTCTGGGTATTAAAAGTGTTAAAATGGGATCCAAATAGGATCCCATTTTTTTTATACCATTGATCTAAGGAGAGTTTCCCACTCTCCTTTTCTTTTTTCCCAATTATAGAAATAATCAAAATATTGTTTCTGAAAATCTAGATAAGGATCTGTATTTCCTTTATTCTTTTTCATTACCTTGATTGCTGTCTCTAAAGTATGTGCAAATTGAACAGCGTGAGCATTTTTATTTTCATTCCAGGGATACATCATTGCAAAATTAGAACAGGTCTCAGGCAGAGCTGCATAATTGGGACATACAACAAGATTCATTGCTGACATTGCTTCTATCACTGAAAGGCAACTTGTTTCAGGCCAGATACAAGGATAAGCAAAGATGTGTGATTTCTTCAGAGCATCTCTCACCTCATCATTAGAAACACCCCCATGATATGTTATCTGAGGATGGTTTCTACAACGATCAAATAATAATTTATAAGGTTCATCTCTTTGTTCCCAACCATATACACTAAAAGATGAATAAACGTCTAGGTGTATATCTGAATGGCGTTGTGCCAATTCTTCAAATACAGGAACAAGAATCTCTAATCCACGATGAGGAGTGGTATGATAGATAATATTAATAGTTCCATTATAAGGTTTAGTATCTATCTCAATTGGTTTAATAGCATTTTTTAATACTACACAATCTGAATAGGGAACACCAGAAACAAGATTATATAATTGCATTTGCCAATCCGACACAGCAACTATCTTATCAAAACGTTTACGTTGTATAGGGTCTTTAAGATGTTCTGATTCAGGATCGTTTGGCAAATCATGTAACCAAAGAATCTTTTTTTTACCTTCTTCTAAATCACGAACTCTTGAAGGTATAATTTGAAATTTATCCAGCAAATCACGAGGCAAAGAACTATGAAGACGTTCTTGCATAAGTTCAGTGCCACCACGGGCGTTCTTATTTAATTCATTCTTTTCCATAACAAAAACCTATAATAAAAAATCAATCTTGTTTCTTAAAGATTGATCCAGGTAACTTCAATTCAACTTTTTCATCTTGAAGCCCAATGAGAAGGCGGGCAGCAAAAGATATCAAACTCCATGCGCAGAAACCCAATACAACAGAAGTTGCAATTAGGTTATCTGAGGAAGAACTCCAGTGCAACCACTCAATTGCAACAGGTGCAAATATCACAGCTGCTAACACACTTAGTCCTGATCTTATTGCTGCATCCCAAACATTACAAGGCGTATAAAAGGCCATGAATGATACTCCACCAAGAAGACCGCCTAGACCAGAAATAAATTTAGCCATTAGCGGGGTCATAATTGGATCCGACATGATTGTTCCTAGTATTAATATGGGTATTACTATTATTTATTAATACTAATAATTGAATCATATCTAAATGAACGCCAACCTTCTTTTTCTACATCCCAAACAGAAACAACATTATCATTTTCTTTTTTCTCACGATCTGTCTTTTTTTCGTGAGGTTTAATTAGCTCATCCATAAGCGTACATTTCATATCACGCTCAGAACCATCTGTTTTTGTAAATTTTACATTTACAACACCATGCTTAAGCATATTTTGAATATTGGTTTTAGAGAGCTCCATCACCATGTCCACCACTTGTTTCCTCCAAATATGCTTTCAATTCTTCATAACCACCAATTCTTTTACCGTCTACTACGACAATAGGAACTGTTCTTACACCCGGAAACATTTCAGTAATCTCATTAATACCAATATCTTCACCAACAATTGAATAACTATAATTCATTCCATATTGATTTAATATTTGTTTTGCTGCAACACACCAATTGCAATTTGGTCTTCCATACACTTCAATCATTTGACATCCTTATACCTGTATCTTTATCTGATCTCTTCCATGGACCAAAAGCAGCAGGATGATTTCCCTCGACGCGGATGAATCTTTTATTAGTTTCATTTTTATTTGGGTTTGGAATGGTAACCATGGTACGTTTACCCCTTGCCCAGAACTTAAGCTTAGCTTCAAGTTTATCAATTTCAGTTCTATCTCTTTTAATAGCTTTTCTCAATTTATCAGAAACACTATTACGTTCACCTTTGGAGGTGTACTTTGTTCTTTTACTTACTGCCATAATCAATCCTCTGCTGCAACTTCAATAATGTTCTTTTCAACTACACCCATGCAACATATACATTTAAAATAAACCATACTTGCACGGGGGTTCTTACCATTTAATGCAAAATTTGTGAGAACTAAGGATCTGTTACCTGAACCACATTTTGGACAATTGCCGACAACTACAGGTACATTACTACCTTGTTCAGCACAGACCCTTATTTGTTCATCACTTCTTTGCATTCTTCTTTGTATTCTTTGCTTTTGCCTTAGGTGCAGTTTCTTTTGCTTTCTTGGTTGGTTTGGATTCAACCTTGATTGCTTCTGCTAACTTCTGTTCTACTTCTTTAAGTTCTGCTGTTGCTACTGTTTCTACTTTAGCAACAGTTGTTTTTACTTCTACTTGTTTTACTTCTTCTTTAGTACTGTTAAGTCCAACACCGAAGAATTCTTTAAGCCAATTCAATAACATTTTTTAACTCCTGTTCATGTCCATATTTACAAATAAAATAGCTGTCAATTATGTCAGAAGAAGGATTCCATTGTTTATCTGTTAATGATAATTTCTTCTTAATATAATAGCCAGTATTTTCTTCAAATACATCTTGCAAAAGTTGCTTATTGGCGTTTCCTTTACCTGTCGCAAACTTTTTTATTACTGTAGGAGGAACTATAGTATAATCATAGCACCTTCTAAAGAGAAAGTGTTTAAGTAGTCCGGCATTCTCGGCTATGTTAAACACCCGACCTGTTGATCCCATTGAGTATCCTTCCATGTATACTTTGGCATCTTCAGGAATCTTTGATACTGCCCATTTAGCAATATTATAATATCTTTGTTCGTCACTATAGTAATCTTCGTGTAAATCGCCTTGTATATTGTCAAAATCAATATTTAATTTTTTACTATCAGTCAAATAATAAAATTTACACTTTGAGAACCCAAAATTTTTAGAATCACAAATACATATACAAGGTGAAGTTAAACTATAATCAATTCCAACTATTATCATACAACTATTTATTCGTCGTCGTAATCAAAACTGTCTTCGTCTTCTTCGTACAAAGGTTCATCATCTTCATTATCCTGCAGATATTTTTCTAGGATATCATCAAACACATGATCCTGATCAAGACTTTCCTCTGCATCATGTGTTCCTACTAAATCAAAAAGTTTTTTATAGATCTCGGATCTTGTATTTTCTTCTTTGACTGATTCTAAAAGAACTTCAATTAATGCGTCCCAATCCATTATTTCTTCCTCTTCAATTGCTCTATAATTTCATAACGTTGATCATTTGTATATATGCGCCATTTTTGAATCTGTTCTAAAGTCCTGCCACATCCGATACAGATAGACGTGACAGGATCTAACTTACATAATTTGACGCAAGGTGTTAGAACAATTCGCATCCACCACCAACACAAGCAGCAGATCCAATAGTATCAACATCAATATACTTAACTTCTTTTAATTCATCTTCCCATTTAATATCTTGAATGGTTTGTTGAATTTTTTCCCATTTATGAAGTAAGTAAACATCCTTAAAGCAATATTCAGTCTTCTTAATATCACCATCAAAATAGTTAGTAGCAAACTTTTTAAATCTACGAACCCAATCTCTCTTAAGTGTATTTTGATGATTATCTGCTGAAAGATCTTCACCATAACCATTTGCAGTCATGCAAGCAAGCCAAAGATTATCAAAACACTTCAATGCTTCAACAATAATACCTGATGCCATGATAGCACCAGCGCCATACTTTTCAGTAAGCTGGGCTGCATTTAATACTTGTGTATTTGGTGCTTGAAAATAATCTTTATCCCCTGTCATAGGAAGAAAGGAAATACCAGCAAAGTAGTTGCGATTATTAAATACGTACTCTTCAATCTCATCCCAGTTGTCAACAATGACAGTATTAGAAACATTATGGCGTATGCCAGGATGAGCGCATCTTTCAATATTAGTTCCTGCATTGACCCAATACTCCTGAGCCTTCTTAATCAAATCTAAATGCTTAATACCAATGAGTTCATCTTTGAAGATAGAACCTTCTTTAGCAACAACAGGGAAAGATACAACATAATCAGTCTTACCTGATGACCATGCTGATTCTTCTACCATGTTAGGATTGATTCTCTTGATAAGCTTTGCAACCTCTGTATCTTTGTTTAACTGAATGTTACGAATATACATTGGTGAATGATCAGCGTGAATACCAGAAGCCGTCATCAATAGGACAGAGGCATTCCCGGAAGGCTTAACACAAGTAGTACGAGCAGCAGGATTAATCCCAAGTAATCCAGCCACTTCTCTATTTGTTTCTTTAACAATTTCAGCTCCTTTTTGTAGAATCTTTTCATTAAACAGAGTCTTTGGATTATTCATCCAACCTGTAATAGAAACACCGAGAAGTGCTTCTCTATCAAAGATGGCTTTAGAAGCAGGTGAAAGAAATTTGAAATCTGTATAACCAGCTTGTAATGTTCCTAAGATTGCAGCTGCACGGCAAGCCTTAAAGAATGTTTCTTCATTATCACACATACCACCATTAATCTCAGTTAAATTGCAACCTTGCCATCCTGATTGACCATCAATTTGCGGATACATTCCAATTTCAACGCATGGGTTAGTTGTGATATCCTTATCATCAACAAAGAAGAATCCAGGTTCACCAAATTGTTTAATTGATGTCATAAGGTTTGCAAATTGTTCCTTTGTTATTTCGTTGCGAACAATAACAGCAGAGTTATTAGAACGACCACGCTGAGGATTATCGATATACCAGTTACCAGTCTTAGCGGAAGCCATTTCTCCATCATCAGCTGAGAATAGGCAGATAGTAGCAGAGCGGCGAACACCACCAGCAAGAACTGCATCAGCAGCGTGCATAACAATATCATATACATGGATTGACCTCAATGAAGATGTCTTCTCATTAAGAGTAAGACCGGTTAAAATATATTCAATACGATCAAGTGAGCGACGAAGAGGTTCAGGACCTGGTGCTTTGAATCCGCCAGAAATCTTTGCACCTTTTGGACGAATGAGAGAAAGATCAAAAGCAACCTTACGACCCGCATACTCAGGATACTTACCACCATTCTCAAAGAAAGAAGACATGAGCACATCAAGAGCTGTTGCCCAACCTTCTACTGAATCCTCTACAGTATGAAGCTTAGGTGATTTTGTACGATGAACTAATTTTGGAAGCTTACCAACATGATGAGATTGAACAGAGAATCCTGCACCAGCACCACAAAGAAGAATATAGAAAATCTCACCAAAGAATTCTGGACGATCTGCATAAGAAGAAGTACAATTATACATTCTCATTTGATGTTTAAATAGTTGTTCACCACCAAATTGAAGAGCACGTTGAGCACCAAGAACTAATTTTTGTTTATAAGCAGTTGCAGCCTCATCAATATAGGCCATAAGTTTTGAAGACATCTTATCAGCATAAAAACCAGAATGCATTTTCATAACACGGTTTACTGCCTCTGACCATGTCTCATAACGACCCTCTTCTTCTACAAATCTAGCATAACCTTCATAGAACTTGGCATCGGAAAGTAATTTCTTTGTATCTTTATAAGTTGCAACCATCTCAGACCTCTTCTTCTTTTTTTCTTAAAATAACTTTATTATCCTCAACAACCCATTCAAGTTCAGTTTCTACATTCCAGCCCATATGTTCGGCAATACCATCTAGATCAATAAAGTATTCATCTGAATCACGATCATATTGAAGAGTTCTCGTCCACCTAGTATATTCAATATTACTCACACTTTACTCCACATTTGTAATCTCATTTTGGCTGCTAGCCCTGAAAATGTATTCTGATCAATAATAGCTTGTATAGCAGAGCCGGATAGACCCTGCTTTAAAACCATATCATTTATATCTTTGTATTCAATAAATTCTGGCCAGATACAGACATTGTAGTTTTGTTCCACAGCTTTGTTAATCTTTTTAACAATTTCTTTATTTCGTGGTTCATTATCATATACTACTACTATTTTATCTCTATCCGCAATATTATTCAAGTTAATATCGGCTCCGGCCATTGCAATACAATTATCCAAGAATAGGCTATCAATTGGACCTTCTACTACATAGACTTTTTTAGTCTTATCAATAGTGTCTAGTCCAAATACCTTTTCTTTTGTTTCATCTAATATAATTGTAGAGTAACGCATGTTAGAGGTCTTACTAAGAGATCTTCCAGTAAAACCAAAAACATAGCCTTTAGAGTCGATAAATGGGAAAACGATGCGTGGTTCATCGAGCTTTAAAGCTTTGTCGTTGAACTTGTTTGGCACTATCGTATTTACCCAAGTATAGTATATAGGAGAATAGTAAATTCTAAAATGGGTATTGGAAGGAATATTTCTTTCCTGAACATAAATTTTTGCTGGATGATTAGGCTTTAACTGCGAAATCTTAGCTAAATCCTTAAAAGGATCAAAGTGATCTATACGTCTGCTAGAGAATTTTTCTATAGCAGGTACAAATTTTTCGTTATCTATGTTGGTATTTTCACCACCTGTCTCTTTTAAAAACTCCAACCTAAATTCGGTATAAAGAGAGGGGTTTTGTGTCTTAATAAATTTAGATAGTGACGCACTGGCACTACAATTAAAACATTTAAAATTAATGTGACCTTCATATTCATAGAAGTGTCCACGGGTCTTAAATCTATTTTTCTGAGAATCGCCACATACTGGACATCTAAATTTAGCATTATAAGGTTTAGTTTTAATAACCTTAAACTGTTCCAGTTGTGTACCAACTAATGATGCATATTTCTGTTCTAGCCACATTGTACTCATATCCCTAATCCTTTATTAGAACAGAGTTATTATACAACAGTTATAGAAAAAGGCAACCTTTATTTTTGCTCGTTTACAGTTTTCTCTGCATCATCATAAAATTGCTTGACGGCATCTAAACGTTCTTTACAAGCGACATTATTCTTCTGTATTTTTATGAGAAGATTGCCTACTTGTTTATTGGTCAGAGTATCAGCTTTAGGGAACTTAGTTTCCACGGGGCAATTATATAGATCGTCAGGAGCTTTGACTATTTTATATTCAGGTGCTAATAATTGCACTGCTGTTTGTGAACAACCTGTAAGTAACAAGGGTAATAATAAAATTAATTTTTTCATTTCTTTTTTTCACCATATACTGCATCTAGTTGTTTCACTATACTTTTCAAATAAGGTGAGGCATCATCTGAAACAGGTGTTGCTGCAGGAGTCTTAGGTTTAGTCTCCTCATCAGCTTTCTTTTCAATTTCTTCCAATTGTTTCTTTGCAGTAGCTTCTTGCTGTGCAATAATTTCTCTTATACGATCAGCATTACTGTTTATTTCACCAGTTTTTTGTTTAAACTCTTCTTCTTTTTTATTGAAAAGTTCTTGTTGCATCATATTAAATTTATCAGTAGCTTCATTCCATAAATTGTGGTCGTGAATAGCAAGCCAGGTAAAGAAAGAACCAGATAGTAAAACTACTATACCAATTATCTGTCCTATTCTGTTACCCATAAAGAAACTTAAGAATGCCATTATTTTTCCTCAGATATTTTCTCGATATAATTTGCATACTGTGTTATACTATGATCAGAAAAGTTATCAATCTTACCCTTTTTGAGACCATCTCTCATACCTCTGAAACGATCTTTTATTCTTTGCCATCCCGTTGGATTTCTCAACTTACCATATGCATTTAGATAATGTTCGATGCCGTGATGTTTGTAACCCATGATAGTAAAAGGAACTCTTGTAACTATATCGTTATTGTTAACCCATCTATGATGTTTAACACCCAATGAGTTAGCATATTTTGGCCAACCAACTCTTGGGGATCCATATGTGTAAAGTTCTTCTGGATCTGCTAAAGACTTATCAAATAAACATCTGCTTGCCATAATAGTTGCCATTGCAGCACCTAGCGAATGACCACAGAACCAAAGTGTAGTGGATGAATCAAGACTTTGAATATCTTCTTTTACTAAAGGCCAAAGATCATCAACTTCTTTCTTGAATCCTTTGTGAACTCTTGAAACTGTTTCTGATATTACAGGCCATGCACGAAGATCTGCTTTGATATCGTTCCATTGAGTAGGTTGTGTACCGCGGCATGATATTACACAATCATTTTTGTTTTGAAATCTGTAACTTTGTGCACCATCTACATCATAATATTCTACCTGATCAAATCCATGCTTCTTAGCTTCTTTAGTTACTTTCTTTTGATCTAGGTAAGATATTTCTGCCAGCTTAGCAAATAACAAGCTACGTTGAATGAAATTCAAATCTTTAATCATGGTCTTCCTAATGATAAAATTTTATCTTGCTTTGTTTTCTTATAATCGTTAAGTTTATCTAGATAACCTGCGTTGCGAAGTTCTTTAAAGATCAAATTGCCAAAAGCAAATT